TTTCTAGACTTATACATCCTGATGTAGTTTTGATACATCTGTGTACCTTCTTCCAGAGTACCACCAGTAATGATGGTTTCCATGGAAGTTAGAGTGTTTTGTTGAAAAATATTTTTTCTTGCATTTATTCTATCCTGCAAGGCTACAGCATTATTTGCCTTATTATATGCAAGAATATGAGGTCTAACTTGTTCAGCAATTAATGCTTCATTGTCAATACCTTGTAATTGATAAGCAAACTCAAACTGTATTTTTTCATTTAAAGCAGCTCTTTCAGCTTCAGTAGGTTGGTAGGCATTTAGATCTCCATTGGCAAACTTTACGGTTCTAACTGTACCATCTGGGTCAGTAACATCTATAGAAACTGTTTCTCTTGCTTTCTCTACAAATGTACCGTAGTTTAAACCTAGCTTTCTTGCATATTCTTCTTGTACTGCATACTGTTCCCATTTAGATAAATCTCTAAATTCTTCTGCTGTAACAATATCACCTGATCTTTCGATAGTAGAAGCTGTCTCATGTATAGATTCACTTTCTTCAAAAAGATCTCTCTTTTCTCCACTAAAGTGTGCTTTTAAATTATCACCAACACCATAAAGTAATATTCTATTTTTTAATGCTGCTGTCTTTTTCTTTCTATGTTCTTCTTGTTTCTTTGCAAATATATCTCCTACTTTAGAAGAAAGTTTAGATATACCACTCCACATTTTTTCAGAGTTACGTATTCTATCATCTGCATTTTTTTCTAACTCACGAAGATATCTTTCTTCGTCGTTTTGAACTTGTCTGTCTAAACGTTCTTGTTCAGGTATAACGTCTAATATTTCTTCGGGTGTAAAGTCTCCTGAATCGACCTGATATTGAGGAATCTGTATCATAATTAGTTACTCCATACCTTCTATACCAGCACCTAATGCTTGACCCATGCCTAACATGAAAGTTAAACCTACGTTCTGGTAAACAGGTGGTGGCGGTGCCATATCTGCTATTGGTTGAAGTGCTACTTTTCCAAAAGACTTTCTTACACTTCCTTTTAGACGTCTTCTAATATCATCCATAGATTGTCTACCTTCGTAGTAGGATGCTGTTAAACCTCGTGTCCGCATAGCTTGTTTTAATCCTAAACCTTGAGCATTTTGGACTAATGCTCTAGCTATACTCTTACCACGTACACCTCTTTCTGCTGCTTTTGCTAAGATTTCACCTTCAGCTACAAGATTGCTTTTAAAATCTTCTTGATTTTGTATAAGGGCTAAAGCTCTAGCATCGTATAAGGATTTCTGTGTTCTTGCATAAGCTCGTTGAGCTGCAATATTTGCTAGATCAACTTCTTGTTCAAATTGAACTTTTTTTGTTGCGTAAGTAGCTCTTGTTTGCATCCACTTACGTTCTCGCATTTTTAATTTATGCTCGTAAATTCTTCTTTTTTCTTTGTTCGCTTGGGACGCTTGAGCTGCTCCACCTATGGCTGAGAAGGCTGGTCCGATTGCTGCTGGACTGCACATATTCGTACAAATTCTATAAAGGATAAATTGTTTGGTCCATAGGGAAATTTTCTAAGAAATTTAAATCCTAAAAACCTAAGTAACTTAATATGGACTTTGTTTCTTTCGTCAACAAAATTCCACAGTAACTTGTCTTGTCTTGAGTTCACATATCGTTTAGCTTCTCTAGCAAACGTATGAGGAAATTTTAAAATAGCTGGGGTACATAGCATCCAGATTTGTCCACCTGTGTAGACTCCTGCAATGCCACATATCTCATCATCTGGGTTAGTAAAATAGACTGACTCAGAGTTATGTACTCCGACAACCAGAGCATTTAAAGGGTCATGTCCATGACCTTCTTTTACTTCCCGATAATCGTCGGGTAGCAAGTTAGAAGCTACACGTAGTGCAGCCTCTGTTGTTGCTGGGTGAATGTATTTACTCATTTAAAGCATTTTGTAATTTTTCAATAGTTTCTTGCATCCAAGATTCCCAAGGGTTTCCTAGTGGAATATTCATTCCTTTATACATTTTGTTTTTCTGAAGCCATTGAATATAAATACGTACTTCTTGTTCAGTAAGGGTGATATTAAACACGAGTATAAAAATTATTGTTGTAAACTCCTTCCCATATCAAATAAAGTATGTTGGCTGGAGTTGGGTGTTCTGATTTAACTGTTAAAGTTACGTTTGTATTTCTGTCGTACACAGGTACTGCATATAATTTATTGTCATCACGTATTGCTGCTGTGTTAGCTGCATATGTATTGGCATTAGTTACTTCAATATCCTGCTCAAATGTATTTTTACCAGTTCTATTTAAAATTGTTTTATATAAACCTATTGGACCAAATCCAAATTTTACTCTATGAATTATAGTATTTGCTCTACTATCAGATCTATATGCTTCTCCCTCTAATCGTGTTACATAAATAGTAGGAAGATCAACTTGCATAGTAAATTGATATCCAATGTAAAATGTTTCGTTTGACCAATTACCATCTAGTTCTAGATTAGATCCATTAACGGTTACAAGACCATATCTACCTAAGTTGTTTCCTGTATCTTCATCATAAGCAACTAGCTGATTTGTACTTTCTAATCCAGTTGGTTTAGCTTTAGTAGATTTTTTAGTTGTAGCATTATATGTCCAACCACTTGTTTCCATTAAGTGATCTAAATGTATCCTATTATCTTCTATTAAAGCAGTATCAGAATCCGTTTTTATTGCATATTTAAGTAGTTGATCTTTATTATTATTTCTAACAACTACGTATAAATTGTCATCCTGCATACAGTGATATTGGATTTCTCCAGTCAATGTCCATTTAAACCAAGAAGCTAATTTTCTTTCTCTAATATTGTCAAAGTATCTATATCCGTACAGCGTTGATGTACCTTCTTCGCTAAAAAATATAACTGAGTTTTCTCTAGAGTTTGATATAAGTTTTAAATCTTTTTCAAACAACCTAGAAACTACTGCACTTTGTTCTATTACTTCTGGTTCACCTTCTCGTTGTAGCTGAGCCATTTCAAAAAATCTTGAAAATTTACCAGCGTTATCTAAGAACCCGATAGTAGTACCAAGAGAGATAGGATTTGTAGCAAAGTTAAAGTTGTAAGTAGAAAGAGCATTGATCTTAGCGGTGGTTGGGCTGAATATGTCACTATCTGTAGTGAGCATAAATTGTTGGTTTTTACTAAATAAAATTAAACCAGTGTTTACTTGAATACCGTCATAAAGAATTGCAGGATATTCTGAACTAGCTGATATATCTATGGGATCACTAGCTACAAGTTGAATAGCTGATTTAGCGAAGAAATTAGTAAAGTCTCCGGGACGAGACATAACAATATTTTCATCAGCAAGAATTGTAAATCTGTTTCTGAAAAACACCATTTTACTTATATTCTTACCTATAAACGAAGGTTCAGGATTGGTTACATCATCGCCAACTAAAGCATCATCCCACTGTGGGACTGAGTATTGAGTACCTGAAATTGTGTAATTAGAACCATCTAATTCAGACAATCTAAAATTACCGTCAGCAGTTCTTATGAGAAGAATCGGCATTCTGGATCTTTTTAGTCTTATCTTTCTCCCGGGCTTAGCACATTCTTCCCAAGTACCTTCACCATCTAAGTAGTCATTATCATCATCTGGATCACCATTAGTTTTTAATTTTCCAAAAAATTTAACAAAATGGTTATCTTCTTCAGCTTCACTATTAACAACTTCGATAACCATTCCATGTTTACATTGGGAAGGTAGATCACCTACATCGTTAACCTTTCCAGAAACTACATTTAATAACTCTCCTACAGGTGTAGAAGCGTTAAAGGCAGTAGATCTTTTTATATGAATACCAGTACCAATAATTTTTACATCAGCAGATGCAAAATTAGCATTACCACTACCATCAGTCGCAGCAAGAATGTCTGTCACTAAATCTCCAAGAATACTCTCAGCAGTAATAGTTGTTTCTGTGTCAAATGGTGTAGGTTGTGGTCTAACTAATGCAAGGTTTGCTTGAGCCTTAGATGTACTAATACTTTCTATGGTTACTTTGTAATAAGCATCTTTCATCCATACATAGAAAAAATCACCTTGTTGCCAACCATTTCCTCCATGCAATAAATCATGCGTAGTTGTGTATCTTGCTTGATAATTTGTTTGCTGATTATTTCCACTTCCTTTTGTAAAAGGTACTGATTGTCCAGTTGTTGCTATCCGAAAATAAAGGTTTTTTCTATCAGGTTGATTTGTTTCGGAACAGTTAACATCTCCTGAAGTTGGTATTGAAGAACTATTAGTTGCTGCGGTAAACTGAAATTGTGTTGAAGTAAGACCTGAAGAACTAACATTTGCAAATTGATCCGTTGCACTTGAATCGGTGAAATCAAAATACATTGAAGTACCGGCTGATAATCCATGTGCTGTAGATGTCGTAACGGTTATTGTAGAACCACTTCTTGTGTAAGTTCCTCCAAAAGCTTTTTTATATATACGAGCTTGGTATTCATAATTTTGTTCTACTTGAGCAGTCGTATCATTACCTTGATTATCTGTACCTGTTTTTTTGATACCACCTGTAGCTGCTGTGTCTGTCAGAGTTTTATTACTGTCTATAGAAAATATACGAGTACCTACATTAGGTGCATAAGCATCTCTTCCATCTCCAGCTACCTCTCCACATCTAGTATTACCTCCAGATGTAACTACAAGTCCTCTGTCAGCATGATCTTGCATGTAAAATTCACTGTCACAATAATTATTACTGGACCTAACCATGTCTACGCTTATTCTTGTAGCAGTCGTAGTTTCTATGGTTGTCGTGTCATCAAAAATGTTTAATGAATACTGTTTTGCATAGGCTATTTTTTTTAGTTCAATAAAAACTTCTTTAGTAAAATTACCAAGAGGTTCTGTGGTAGTATCCATTTCTGCAATAATGGACCTGTTATTTATGTAGGTAAAATCGTTAAGAGTTAATGTTTGTAAATCTTCGTCATTTGTGTGCATCAAATAATTGTCTTTTACAGTGACATTACTTGAGCCAATAGTTCCACTTGCTGTATCTTCAACTCTAAAACTATTATCATTAACTACTTCTGTTACTGAATAAACACCATCTGTAGCTCCACCAGAGGTGAAGTCTAATTCAACAGCTCTTCCAACAGTAAAATCGTGGTTATTTAAACTAACAGTAACTGTATTGCCAGACCTAGTATAAGTTGCAGATCTGGATTGAGTACTATTACCAACTACTACAGACTTTTCAGCTCCAGTCTTACAGTCCCACATCTTAACAATACCAGTTCGTGATATTTGTCCTATATATTGTTCGTTCTCGTCACGATAGTAATGAAACCATCTACCGTTTGCTGTAGAATTATTTGTCCCATCAGATAAAGATGCCACAAACTTTCCAGCCGGTCTCTTTAATAATCCTTGGGTAACGTCAGGTAAAGCATTTATCATGTCATTAACTTGACCCGGGACTTTGTATTCATCAGGTTGTTGAGATATACCCTGAGTTAAATTTGGAACAGTTTGTGTAACATTTGCCATTATCTAATAAGTGCTTTGTAAGGTTGATAAGATCTGTAATTACTTTCATGTGGAAATCCAAAGAAGGTATGATCCCCTTGTTCACAATCGTATTCTTTAGCAGACGCTAGAGTTTTTGCTTCTTCTAACTGAAGTAGCTGTACTAAATCTGAATTAGAAACAACTTGAGTAGCTGCTCTAACTGAAGCTCTAGCAATTATGTAGCGTTGTATTGCTGAAGGAATATCCTCGAAGTCAAACAAGTAAGTAATATCAAAATAAAGTTCACTAGAGAAAACATCAGTATGTTCTACCTTGTCATAAAGTTTTCCATCTCTTTTTACAACATCTCTAGTTCTGTCATAAAGTCCGTCGTGTACGTCGAATCTTAAATAATTATTTGGTATTAAGAAGTGACCATTACTATCTGGTTCTCTAGGTACATGTTCTTCTTGATTAAAATGCCAGCCTTCGTTTTGTACATCTTTTGTTACTTCCATCAATATGTTATGTACTAAAGCTATTTCTGGATTTTGTAAATTAGTAAGATTTATTGCTGTTATTGGTGATTGACCAATGCTACCCAAGATAGAGTTCACTGCGGATAGTTCGGTATCGGTGTTTAATTGAGTAGTCATAAAAAAAAGGGGAGCCGAAGCTCCCGTATAAAAAATAAAAATTAAGCGTTTGCAGGGTATGTTGTACCGAATGCTGAAGGTGCTGATGCGCCTACATATAGTTCAACTGCTGCTGCTGGGTTTAGGAAATCTGCACCCATAGCTAGTCTTCCAAGGATTACGTCACCTTGGTAAACAACTGAAACGTCGCCAGAAGTTACCTGAACTTGTGGTCCGATAGCTTCTACAACACCGGCTGCCTCTTTTTGGAAGATTAAACCACATGACTTATTGAAGTCAGTAGCGTTACCGTAGTTGTTGTTTAGTCCATCAACTGAAGCTCTACCGTCAGCAATAGCTGTACCAACGTGTGAACCTAAGTTAGAAGGAGATGTCTCACCTGTAGTTCCGCCATAAGCTACACCATGTTTAGCTAAGAATGGGATGTTCATTGACTTGTAGATCTTGATGCCTGCAATTTCAATGATTCCATTACCTGACTGTAATGCTGTACCTTGTACGTCTCTGTTGATAAGACCGTTAGAACCTATGTCCTGTATAAGTGCGTAGTACTGACGAGGGTTTAGTACAGCTACTCTGCCGCCACTAGAAACTCCTTTTTCGTCAAGAGCTGCTGCTGCATCATAGAAAGCATTAACTAGGTTGCCTGCATTGAAAGCATCAGAATCATTAGTTGTTGATCCAACTCTGATCTGTGTTCCACCGGGCTCTACGAAGTTAGTCTTAGATACAGGAGAAGCCTGTCTTGCACCTTTTGCAATAGCTCTGAAGATGAGTCTGTCATACTTCTCTGCTAATGCGTATCCAATCTTCTTGGAAATCTCGCCTCTCAATTCAAAATGTGCGAGTGTCTCGTCTAGCTCATAAACGAATGCACTAGAGATAAGAAGGTCATCACAAGTGATTGTCTTCTCAGCTACTGGAGGTGCTCCGTCGCTATTACCAAGTATGCTGTTTCCGGGTGTATGGAACTCAGCAGTTGTTCTACCTGTGTAGATAAACTGTAGAGATTTTCCATTCTTCAATGTTCTCTTCATTACCAAGTCACGAGCAATAGACTCATGCTGGAAGCCTTTGAACATCTCACCACTGAACAGCTTTAAGTACAATGCTCTAGCGTCACCGGCACTATTTAACTGACCCTGACGAGTAAGTTGTGCCTTTAATGGAGCTTGAGCAGTCGTATATTGTGTCTGCTGTGCCATGATTAATGGTAAAAATTAAAGGTATATATTATCGTTTCTAACGTTAGAATGTTGTCAGTCTTAATTGGTCTAACGTGAGACTGTCACGTTTTGTGGTCTTTTCCCACCGTCGACGGGTAAAAGGTATCCTCCTCGGAGGGCTTTTCCCAAATTGAGTAGGGAGGGTTCGCACCTCCCCTGTTCGGCTTTAACCGATTACTCTTGTGTAAGCAACGCCACGATATACGAAAGTAACTTTCATTGCTATCTCCATATACCTAAGCCCCGTTCCATGCTTAGGAGTCATGCGTCCCGTAAGGGATGAACGGACGTAGCGTTATTCTTTAGATTTTTTTGAAGATTTTTTCTTAGCTTCTTCAGCAGCTTTAGCTTCAGCAGCAATTCTTTCTTCTCGCTGCCAAGTTAATGTACTTTTAAAAACCATTTTTATTTACGTTTCTTAGCTGTTTTAGCTGCACGTCTAAAGTTAGCAGCAGTAGGTGCTCCGGAAGCTCCGGGCTTTCTCATCTTCTCACCAGAGCCAGCAGCTATGCGCTTTCTCTTGGCATGGATGTTGGCGTATAAGCCACGCTTACTTGCCATACTTCTTACCTCCTTTTTTCATGCCCCCTTTACAGGAGCCTTTGCCTTTGTGTGCCATTACTTTTTCTTCATGTTTTTAGAAATAGCCCTAGCTACCTTAGCAGGCATTTTAGGGTTTTTAGCCATTAGTTTTTTGGCTGTGCCATTTTTCTTGGCTGGTTTTTTTCCGTAGTGTCCGGGCATAATTAACATTTCCATCGACGCATGGCAAGCGCCTTACGAGTAGGTTTGCCATTTGGTTTTTTCATAGGACCTTTCATGCCCCTAAATCGGGCACAAAAAGATCTCTTGCGTGGACCACCTCCGGGCTGTGGAGCCTTGAGGTTTGAACCGGTTGCTCTATTGTACTTCGCTCTCCCGGCTGCCGTTAGTCCTCCCTTCCGGCTTTTGTGCTTGCCCATCCGCAAGCTCACGTTCTTTGCCATTGCTATTACAAAATTCAAATCGAGTTGGACTCGCTTTCATCTTATCGTTTTGATGAGACATATTATTCCAGTGGCGTGTGACTCCTGAGATGATGAACAAATTAGTTATTAAAGTTAAAATTAATACAAATTTATTAAGCAATTTCTGGAGCTGTTAGTGCAATTTGTGTTGACTCAGCATTAGCTAAATCAAGTGGGAAGTTATGAGCATTGCGCTCGTGCATAACTTCAAATCCGAGGTTAGCTCGGTTGACTACATCAGCCCATGTTGGGATGATCTTTCCGTTTACGTCTACAACTGACTGGTTAAAGTTAAAGCCATTGAGGTTGAATGCCATAGTAGCTATCCCCATGGAGGTGAGCCATATGCCAACCACTGGCCAAGTACCAAGAAAGAAATGTAGAGCACGACTATTATTGAAAGAGGCATATTGAAATATTAACCTACCGAAGTAGCCATGAGCTGCAACGATGTTATATGTTTCTTCGTCCTGACCAAACTTATAGCCATAGTTCTGCGATACCTCGTCTGTCGTTTCTTTAATGATAGAAGATGTAACAAGACTTCCGTGCATAGCAGCGAACAAAGCTCCACCGAATACCCCAGCAACACCGAGCATGTGGAACGGATGCATAAGGATATTGTGTTCTGCTTGGAATACGAACATGAAGTTAAAAGTACCAGAAATACCAAGAGGCATACCATCACTAAAACTCCCTTGTCCGAAAGGGTAGACTAGAAAAACCGCTAGAGCTGCGGATAATGGTGCAGTGTAAGCAACAAATATCCAAGGTCTCATGCCTAGGCGGTATGACAATTCCCATTGTCTTCCTGCGTATGCAGCAACACCAATGAGGAAATGAAAGACTATTAACTGGTATGGTCCACCATTGTAGAGCCACTCGTCCAAAGTACCAGCTTCCCAAATAGGATAAAAATGTAGTCCGATTGCGTTAGAGGAGGGGACGACTGCTCCTGAAATAATATTGTTTCCGTATAATAACGAGCCGGAAACTGGCTCACGTATGCCGTCAATGTCTACTGGCGGTGCAGCGATGAAGGCGAGTATAAAACATGTGGTAGCAGCAAGTAAGCAAGGGACCATTAGCACGCCGAACCAACCTACGTATAGGCGGTTGTTTGTGCTAGTGACCCAGTTACAAAACTTCTCCCAGTTGGTTGTAGTGTCTCTTTGTAGTGAGATTGCAGCCATGTGATTAGTTTAAATGTATGTTGTCGCATTCCTCTTCGACTTTGGAGAGGAAAAAATTTATGAGTTCCATCTTAGCTTTGCTAGGAAGTTCCTCATCTAGTATCACTTTGTATCTTGCTTCCATAAAATCGAAGCAACTCATTTTCCATTTGTAAGGGTCTATAACCCTTGGTTTAGAAAACGCCGGGTATGATCTGAC